TCTTGGTTCGGGTGAGACCCCGAATAATGCGGGCGTTGCCCGTACACGATGATGTTCTGCAACACCCGGTAGGCCAACTCCTGGAAAGACTCGTTCAAGTGCCCGCCGTAGACGCCTTCTTGCGTGCCGGGGCCATACGGAGACGGAGAGAACATGCCAGCGGCGTTGAAGATCCCACAGTAGCCAGGACTCATTGGATACCATTGGTGCATACCCGTGAAAACCGGGATCGCCGGAAGGGGCTCCAGGTCAGGATCGATGTTGTAAATCGGATGGCCGTTCTCATGCCATTCAACACCACCACCGTTGACGCACATGAATTGGTTTGCAGCGCAGCGAATCGACTCAACGGACTTTGCGTCATTGTCCCGCAGGTAAAGGGTCGGCCAGTTCTTGATCGCCTGGGCAAGTACCTGCTGCGCCGTACAGTCCTGCCGACTGTATGCTTCCAGGAATGTATCGGGTCCAGCCGGCATAGGCTTGCCGACTCGCCGAAACGTCGCGTAGATACAGTTCATGTCACGGTTATGGTCAACGTCATTGAAGTGCGTGAATTCGTACACCCCCGGCGTCACGTCAATCACGCTGATGTCTGTGTTTGTGACACCCAAGGCTGCGCATCGGGCAACATAGAGGTCATAGTCCATGATGGAGTACCACCACAGATCCGTACACACACCCGCCACACGGGTTGCTCCCGTGCGCTTCCCCCCGATGCGATACTGATTGCCACGCATCTTGTAGATGCTGGGGCAAGTGTTCCCTACGAACCCATGAGCCATGCCCGCTTCGGCGTAAGCCCGCGTGACCTGAAATCGCCCGTACATTAGATTCGTATTGAATACTTCGTCGTCTACTGGAGCCAAGTCACACAGATCGTTGGCGATGACTAGCTTGCCCGAAGCTACATTGATGTTAAAGGTGTTCGTGACGTTCCCTTCGGGATTCGGACATGCGGTACCCATAAGGCGCACGTCTCGGCCGTTGGTCTCGACCTTTGCGTCCAGGGATGCATCCCCGCAGAAGGGGCAGCGCGCGTACTGATACGCGCGCAGAGTACCGATGGGCACCCACTCATCTAGTGCGGTACCCGCACCCAAAGCCGCGAGAAGCCGTGTGGCCTGATCATTCGAGGGGGGGTTGTCGCCGTACAGACGAACGGCAGACAATTCCTTGTTACGTTCGTTCAGGGGGCGGAACCACTGGGCGTCCCGCCAGTAGGCACCATTCTTATGGTGCCCGTTCCAGTCGAGCGCGCTGAAATCCATCTTCAGGATGGCATCCTCAAGCTCGTACCTGATCTTGATGTCCACGGAGCCTTCTGCCTGGAAAGTTCGCAGCGGATTCGGGTCATAGAACACGCAGCCCAAGTTCGTCTCGACAGGCGATCCGTCGACCAGGACGACAACGCGGTCGTGGTGTGCAGGGGACTCGAAGATCGGGACATAGTGGGAGAAAATCGCCCGCGAGACGAAATCCCCGTAAGAGACGATGACGCTATCACCCTCGACATATTCGAGTCGGACACCGTTTAGGCTTTGGAGAAACGAATGATCCTTAATCATGGGGGCCGGATGGAGATCCGATGTGGGGACCGTGTGCTCCGACCCGTCTCGGGCACGCAGAACGGTGTGGCTCGGCGTCCACGCCACGACGGCATACGTCGCAGGCTGGTTCTTGATGGTCACACGGTCGTTTGGGATGGTGTACATTGGAACTTTCGTTTCGAGTAGGGCTACCTACATGGTAAACGTAGATCCGTCGCCCCCAGAACCGATTTCGGGGTCAGCCCTTGCGCAAAGGCTGACCCCGAAATCGATGCGAATTTCAGTTCCAGTAGATGCCCCGCTGCGTTTACCTTGCAGACGGACAACGCAACCCAAACAAGGAGCCCATCATGCCCTACGAAGAGAAGTTCAATGAGGCCCTCGCCCTGATCGACATTGAAGGTCAGGACGAGATCGGAGACGACGGAATCGGATGGCATGACTATCACGGGGCCTGGGCGAACGACAGCCGCCCCTACGCGATCCGGACTTACGAGGGTCAGGTCACCCTGACCTGGATTGTCGAGGGGGATGAGGATCTCCCCGAGGAGACGGCCGGGTTCTCCCGGCAATCGGACGATGAACTCAAATGTGACCTGGAATTCGTCCCCGTCGCCGGAACCCGTAAGGTCGAAACCGATGATGGCGGAGTGACCCGGTTTACTTGCACCTACGACTATGAGGGGCAGTGCCACCTGCCCGACGACTACGGCGCCAACGACTACGAGCCCGACGACGGCCCCGATTGGTGCTCCGATTGGGAGCGCGACTATCCGTAATAGTCGGTTCCGGGGCATCGCAGTCCGCGTTTATAGTGTGAACCACCCACCCACCCACATTGGGAGTCCATGTGAGTAAGAGCCTTTCTCAGAAGCCCGTCTGTTTCTTTGACACTGAGACCACCGGCCTTGAGCCGGGTCGGCAGGAAATCATCGAGGCAGCGATTATTCGGATCAATCCCGATGGGGACCGTGTGGTCTTCAGCACGAAGATCAAGCCGGCGCGGCTCTCTGAGGCTTCTCCGAAGGCCCTGGAGATCAATGGGTACACGGAGGAAGCCTGGGCCAATGCCCCCGCCTTTGCCGACGTGGCCGATAGCATCGTCGAAATGCTCAAGGGGGCCGTGATCGTCGGACACAATGTCCCTTTCGACATGGGGTTCCTGGAGGCGGAACTGAAAATCCACGGGAGGAAGACTTTCGGGCACCACAAGGTCGATACGATGACTCTCGCCTATGAGCACCTCGCCCCGCTTGGGTTGGAGTCCCTGGCCCTCGACAAGATTCGGGACCATCTCGGATGGTCGAAAGACGGGGCGCATACGGCTCTCTTTGACGCCGAGACCTGTGAGCGGCTTTACAACCTGCTTGCCCGAGCGGGTTGGGTCACGCGACTTCGGATCAAGCTCGCCCGACGTTTCGGCCGGGCGGTTGCATGAGGTTCGCCGTCAAGTAGACGACATGCACGTACACATTATCGTTGCGTGCCCGTGCCCTCGGCATTAGTATGCCGTCCACAACGTCGGACGGTGAAACAAATGCAGATCGAATACTTTGCACGGGCGGTGCATGGTGGTCATCGTGTTCGTAAGCTGGACTCCGGGATTTTCGAGGTCGACTGGCCCACGGGGTCTATCCAGTACCCCTCAGTGCGAAAAACGTTGACTGCGATTACCAGTCGCAACCCACAACCGGGGCCGAGTGTGCCCGACCCAAAGATTGGGTTCGCCCGATACTTCAAGATCGGGCGAACCAGCGTGCCTAGCATGGACACGTTGGTGCTATTCAAGTCGCCCTCTCGGTCGAGTACCCGTGGCATCGACCTCGTAAGACGCGGCCATGAGGTCGCCAAGTTGTTTTACGCGGGGTTTGCCCGTAGTTGCGTCAACTATGGATATGACCCGGAAGACGTGTTGCAAGAGGTCTACAAGGGCATCTTGATTCGGAACAAGGGCACCTGCCCTTTTGATGCGTCTAAATCAACTTTTGGACATTACGTCCATTTGATAATCAAGTGCGTGCTCGCGAACTACCATCGCAAGTGGGATCGAGTCACGCAATCCGAACGCCTGGGGATTCACGATGCCGATGGTGATCTCGTAGACGTTGCGGCTTCTGCCGTCTGCCCACACGAATCTACGGAGAAGGCGGAGACGAGTTTGCTCCTTGACCGCATGATATCCTATGCGGTGCGAAATACGCAGCACAAGCAGACGCCTGAGGCGCTGACTCGTGAGATCGCTGAAAAAATGGCGATGGGCTACCGCAAAAGTGACATTGAGGCTTTTTACCGAGGGACGTATCGACCTTTTATGGTCGAACAAGCCATTTCGGCCGTGAAAGACGCGGCGCAGCATTTCAGGGGGCAATTGACCCATTCGTACTAGGTACTTCCTAGTAGAAGCAACCCGCTTCTTAACCAAGAAGGATTTGAGATGATCGTTGGAATTGTCAGTAAAGAAGCACATGCAAAAAACCACGCAGCGTCTTTGGCCCATGACGGGCACACGGTTCACCTACTTGGGTCTGACCCAGACATCGATTTCCCAGACAACTTGGACGTGTTGATCCTGCGGCACCTGTCAAGTTCACATGGTGCCTTGGAGAGAGCACGGGCACATGCCAAGGCCCGAAAAATCCCAATGGTGGCCGAGAATGGCCTTTCAGGTATCCGGATGGCGCTTGCTGCGATGAACAACAAGTTCTTCCAAGACGTGACGCTTGCGTCACCCTCAAAGCCCGCTGCGGCCGAAGCCCAACCGCCTGTGGAGGTTGACGAGGATGCTGCGCTGGTGGAAGCTCTCAAAAAGAGTGCGCCGTCCAGCTTTATCCGACAGGTTCTCGCCCCGTATGCGAAGACCCCCGCGCGATTCATGCGGCGTTGCTTCTCGGCCTTGGAAGCCAAGGGAGTTGGAACACCGGCACCGGATCTTTTCAAGCAGCTTTGGGTGCAGGTCTTCCCCAAAGAGAACTACGACGACACGTTGATGTCGTGGTTCTACAAGGCGGGCAACACGTTTCGCTCCATCCCACAGTCGATGCGGGACGCGGTGGTGGATGCGTTCATGGCGGCGGATGCCGGTCATGGGCACTCCTTTTTCCCGAGCCCGATGCCCACGTTCATTTCTGAGTTGAAGGGGCAAAATCGGGCCTTCCTGTGTTTCTATATGTGGGCGCTGTTGGATAAGCGCCCCAAGCGCACTTCCATCATTACCTACGCCTACCGGGAGCTTACTGGTGGTAAGCAGGTCGATCCCAAGGCGTATCCCTTTTATCGGGATGCCATTGGGTTTGAGGTCACGTTGACCCGCCCCGGTGACGGGTCTGACGGGTCTGACGCCGTTGTCGAAGCCCCGGTGGTGGTCGAAACGGCGCCGGTCGCTAGCTCGACGAGCGAGCCTGCGGTGCTCAAGACGGTTCAGGACGAGATTTTGAATCTTGCGATCCGTCTTGAAGAGTCGGAGAAGCTTTCGCGTGAGGTCAAGACCTTGAGCGAAATCTTGACGGATACGACTCGGGCCATCGCCCGCATTGAGGCCGGGCTTGGGGACACGAACGTCGCCTTGACCATGCAGGAGCAGAAGCAGTCGGAGTCTTGTCGGGATCAACAATTCTTGTCGGGCGAGCTTTCGGATATTCAAACCGAGATGCAGGCCCAGTCCCGCCGTATCGAGGAATATGCCCAATCGTTGACGCAGACTGTCAATGCTCGATTGGGTGAAATCCAAAATATGCTTATGGACTCGGTTTTGGTGGCTGTACAGCAGGAGATCAAATCCGTGCTCGCCCAGACGCCATCCCCATCGGGGTCCATCGAAGACACACTCCGCACGCTCAAGGCATTGGGCGCGGAAGTCACGATCCACATCCCCCGCTAATTCGGCTATCCCCAATGCCCGGTTACAATGAGCCGGGAACCCCACTTAGGGCATCGTTGCCCGCACATGGTAGTTGAAGAACCTGTCAGTCTTTCGACAGACAGGCAAACTTTAATGCCCAAAGCTCCCATTGCATCCACCGATTCGGTTCTAATCCTGGTCAACGACCAGGATTACGTCCCATCCTCGGGTCTATACTCTGCGGCGATACTTTCCGCTGGCAGGCGAGGCCCGTATAGGATTCAACGCTGCGTCCCTTTGATCGGTGCAGACGGGAACCTTTTGATAATCACCACTTCTAACGGAACGGCATCTGTCCGAATCCCGGAAGGGGATCAAGTTCCGATATCGCAAGTCGCGCGGGCAATCAGACTTGCAACGGACATTGTTACGGTGGAAGACCGAGACGGGGTGTTGTCGTTGATTGACAACGACACACCGGGACTTGGCTCGTTTATCCGTTTGTCTGGGGGTGTATGCACAGCGTTGGGTTTCACACAAATTGGCGCACGGGGCAAAGAGATATACCCGCCGTGGCAGTTGGTGACTTACTACGACACCCTGCCCACAGAACTTCCGGCTGGCGTGTTCCCGGTACCTTCGCGGCGACCAAAATTCATACGGCCTCTGGCGGGCAACCCTACAATCAAAATAACCTACGCCGCAATGTCTGATCGGTGTCCGCGATGTGGCGGCACCTACGTCGAGAACGACTATCGTTTCGATATTCAAGGCGACATGGCGTTGATTCAGGACGAGGATCTGCTTTATCAAGCGTGCTTGAAAGCGATTTTGACCGTGCTTGGATCCAATCCGTATCATCCGGCGTATGGGTCGGCGGTTACAACACGTATCGGTGCGAAGGCAATCGCCGCGACGCAGTCGCTTATACGGTCGGATATCCAGACGGCCCTTGAACGAGTCAAATCTCTACAAGCGGCGCAGGGCAAGTATCAGGCAGTAAGTGCTGAAGAACGGCTCTATGCAATAAACAACGTGCAAGTGAACACAGATCCAAATGATCCGACGACATTTCAGGTTCAGGTTACAGTCAAAAATGCGTCCAATCGGACTGTGCTCCTGAACATTGTGTTCACGGTTCCAGGTGTCGTCGCCTTGAAGGGCACGAATGGGTTAAGCTTGGGGATTCAGCCGACAGTCATCGGTAACGCCTGAGAGGTTGGGGATGAAGGATACGAATCGCAAGAAGAAAGCCGAGCTACTCTATCGTATGACGCATGACATCATGTCTTTGCAGGATGCGATTCGCGAGTATGCTCTGTTGGAACCCTCTTTCCGAGCGGTGTTGCCGCTTTTGGAACGAATCGATCATCAAGTCGACGTAGAATCACAGATTTTGGGTGATGTGGAAGAGTTGATCTGATGGCAGCACTTGTCACAATCACAGGTCCAGACGGCTTGGCTAGAAGTACGTTGGCCTTCAGCACGACGATTGCACGAAAATTTGTGCAGGGGTCGTTACCAGAGGACGCAATTGACTTCCAGGTTTCCGTCAACGGCTCTGGCTATTCGTCGGATCCATCGCTGGCCTTGTGGGGTGACGGCAGCTTCACAGTCCCGAATCCCATGTACGAACCGGATGGACTGGTTTTACTTGCTGGGATGAATACGATATCGGTGCGGGCCATTGATCCTTCGGGCATGGCGTCATCACCGGCAGTCGCCACAATCTGGTTGGTAACGGACGCCAATATTGTAATTGCGACGGCGCCGACGAACGTTCGGGTGACGCAAAAGAGCAGCACGGTAGTCATCCAAGCGGAACCGAGCAGTTCCACAGGCTTTCGTGGCATGGACTTCTATGCTTCAATGGACGCCGGTGGTGGCACTCAGGGCTACACAAAGATCAATTTGGATATGGTGACCTCTGGTACGGGTCAGCAGGAGGTCGAGACATTCGGGTCTATTAATCTGGATACGAATGTTGCAGTTGATGGGAGTGACGTACCGCTTGCGGACCCTCAATACTTTCGGGTTCTTGCCCGTCAAGAAGACACGAACAGGGACTTGCTCCAGGCGGACTTGGACTCCCGATTTGTGATTCCTGAGACGGCACGTCATATCCGAATGACGGCAACACTGGACACTGTTCGTACTTTCACGGTCTATTCATTCGAGCACGGACGATCAAACGGGCCAACATCGGACCCAAAAACTATTCGTACAGGCATATTCAGTAGTTTGCCCGCAGAGACACCGCTCTACTACGTTGTCGTAGCCACCTACTATGATACGGCGTCGAATCTCGAATATACATCTGCCTATTCGCAAGAAGTCGTGGCCAGACCTCTTGCAATATCGACCGCAAATGGATCGCTGGCGGTTGTGTCCAGGCAAAAAATCGTCGAGAGCTACATCGAGGCCGTTTTCCGATCAAACCCACAGATCAAAGTAGAGCCTGGATCTACTCTGCGGGATACGGTGATTGACCCGTTCTCATCAGAGTCCGAGCGACTCCGGTTCCTGATGGATTTCTTTTATCGGTCCCGCACACCCGCGTTGTTACTTCAGATCGACGACCCGCAAAATACGGGGTCATCGGTTGCTGTTACGCAAAGTGCATACAAACAAGCACTCAAAGCTGCGCTCTACATGAATTCCAACGCTGCGGTCCAGGCGATGGTGGACTCTGCGTTTGATGTATATGCCAGCAATTTTGGGGTGATTCGTAGATCGGGGCAAGCTGCTCAAGGTGAAGTGACGTTCTACACAAGCAAGCGGCCGACGTTCACGATATCTCTCGCCATCGGAACAATTGTTGCTGCGAGTGGGGTGCAGTTCGTCACCACCCGTGCAGCAAGCATTGATTTTAGCCAACTCGCGTCTTTTTACGACCCTGTGTCTGGCAGGTACAAAGTCAATGTGCCCGTTCGCGCGGTCAACACTGGCAGCAGCGGCAACGTTGGCGTCGGTCAGGTTCGTCAGGTTGTGACCCAAATTCCCGGTGGGGTTCTTGTCACAAACTCTGCGGCCATGTTTGGGGGCGTGGGCACCGAGTCCAACCTCGAATTAATTGAGCGGGCTCAGAACCGTCTTGCTTCGGTGGACTCGGGCACGGCCCTAGGTTACGCGCAGACCGCAGCGGATACTCCAGGCGTCATCGAAGCGAACGTTGTGGCAGCAGGCGACGCCGTGATGATGCGCGACTTGGATGACAATCAAGTGCATCGGGGCGGCAAGGTCGACGTGTGGGTCCAAGGGGAATCCAATGTTGCTACGATCACGGACTCTTTTGCCTTCTCCTATGATATTGCACAAGACATCCAATTCGAATCCGTTGGAGACCCCGCTTCATTGACGTTTGTGGCGGTGGATACCGCTCTAAACGTGGACAACCCGATTGTTGAAATGCTAGACGTACCCGCCGCAGGTTACACGTTTAAGAATGTGTCCACAGGTGAGACTTTTGACCTGACCAACGTTGTGATTACGTCCTACAATACGATCCAGTTGGATACCAGTATCGCACAGCCTTCTGTGGATCTGACTGATATCGTGTTGGGGTCATATCGCAAAAGGGCAGGGAATATCTTTGTTCTCCCTCGACAGCCCGTCAAACAGATCAAATCTGTCGTGGGGACAGCTTCAGGCACACTTGATCCTACAGTGTACGGTTTATACCACCCGAACTCACCTTTGGGGTACGGTCGATCAACTATCTCGGGCGACTATCTACAAATCAACGGCGGTGTGGGCGGGACGTTCACGTCAATCGTCGGTGAGCAGCATGTGTTGATTGGGCAGTACCCTGAATATTTGAACAACCTCGGCGCCAACTATTTTACAATCCGGGTGTTTAGCGCAGATGGCTTGACAGAATACAAAGGACCGGATGACCCCTCTGGCGACCCCGACTTTGAGATTACGCTGGGCACACAGACCACAGCAGCATCAATCACGCGCGTCGAGACAGGGGCGATCCCATCAGGCGCAAGTGTGCTTGTTAGCTACGAGCATGACGAGAATTTCACGGTCACGTACACGACAAATTTGATTGTGTCCCTGACCCAGAACGCGATTGACGCGCGTAAACACGCGACTGCCGACGTTCTCGTCAAAGAGGCCATACCGGCTCCGCTGGACTTATCCGCGACCATCGTCTTGCAGCGAGGTCTTGATCCTGCTTTTGTAGATCGGGCATTGCGGACGAACCTCGACAATTTTCTTGCGGGTATGAGGCTTGGCGACGCCATACGACAATCAGATTTGATCAGCGTGTTCGAGCAGACAACAGGCGTGTCCTACGTTGTCGTACCCCTTACAAAAATGGTCCGTGCAGAGAACAGCACTGTGGTCTGGGATGAAATCTCCACGGACACGGCGGCTGAGTCCGCGAGCATATCATCGCTATCCAGCAATCGGACCACCGTGTATATCCTGAAGAACCCTCTATCCGCTGCGACAACGGATGGCGGTGGGCCTTCCGTCGACTATCGTGGAGTCTTCCAGGATCAGGTTGCACTGGATTTACTGGAGGCCGCTGCAAATCTGGGATCTCTCGGACTTGCATCGGGCAGGGCTTATATCTTGGGCGCATCCGGTCGAGCCATCGCGGGCTACTCGGATGATGCAACCCTAATAGCCCAAGGCTATGTGACGGCGGCAGCAATTGCTGCCCAAAGGCTCGCCCTGACCGCGAATCGGATTTTGGTGTCGCTCCCTGTTGGCCAATCCCCGACTGCGCACACCTATGCCGTTATCTACATTGTCGGGGCCGACAGTGGCAGCAAGGATATCGACCCTGGACCTACGCAATACGTCACGCTTGGGTCGTTAACTTTGACCTATGATGAGGATCGATAAATCCGAACCGCCGAGCCGCCTCTTTTGCGTAGTCCATCAGGGACAAGCACTCATCACCCAGATCCAATGGATCTACTTGGATCACTCGGGATTCAAAATCCAGGTCTTCGAGGAAAGTGATCTTTGCAAATCCTGGCGTATCGTCAAGCAAGACCCAAGGGCGATGAATCGCCCAACGCATATCCAAGCCTGGGTTCCGAAGCGTGAAGATGCGACCTTCGCCGGGCTTGAACTTGAATTCAGCGGCGGTGCAAACGGCCGCTGCATATTCTGCGTCGGCTGCTGTGAAGATATGGATCTCGGCAAAAGTACCCAGAAAGTCTATGGCTTTTTGCGCGTCTGGTCGCACGATGGCCATGAATTCCGATGACACACGCACCGCTGATTTTAGCTGCTCCAACCGAATGCGGGAACGTGTACGGAGACTATCGTTGAACGGGGTCTGCGGCTTGAGCATCGCCCTGTCGTATGCCGCTTGGGCATACGTCACGGTCATAGGCTCGAATGAGCAGACAAGCGTTTCGTCGAGGTCGAGGAAAACGATAGGGAGCGCGTCCGTCATCACAAACCTCCGATATCCTACAGGGGATAGGGTCGTTATCCCTTGTGGGAAGCCCGCTTCTCAGTCCGCGTCAGACGGCGGTTGATCGTCGAGATCAACTTCTGAAGCCGCTTTTTGTCGTTTCGTGAGATGATCTCGACCTCACCATCCAGATCACCATTGCCCAACACGACAACCTTGGCGTATTTGCACTGAGGCCCTGACTTGGACTCCTTGTGCCCACGGTAAAAGAACACCGTCCCACCGTCGAAGTGGCTGACGATATGCCCGACCGTTTCGTAGCCTTGAGCTTTCAACAAAGCCCAGGCGGATTCTTGTGCATTCGACATTGGGATCAACTCCGTGACTATATGCAACGTCTACATGAATCCAAACGTAGCCCGCCCCCTACCGGAACGGATTTTTTGTTCTAGGGGCGGGGACAACACGTTGTTATAGTAGAAGCAATGTCTGAACAGGATCTACATGCAACTCACCATTGAACTGGTCCCCAAGACGGCTTGGGGAGACAATCTCCGTTCGCGCTTCAAGGCAAGCGAGTGGGACGCCTTACGTCATGCGTCCTATGCCCGAGCCGGGCACAAATGCGAAATTTGTGGTGGTGTCGGCAAGAAGCATCCCGTCGAATGCCATGAAATCTGGACTTACGATGATGCTACGCACGTCCAGACCTTGCACGGTCTGATCTCACTTTGCCCAAATTGCCATGAGGTCAAACACTTCGGTCGTGCCCGGGTCACAGGTAACGAGGCCCGCGCCTTCGCCCATCTGGTCAAAGTCAACGATTGGACGGATCGTCAAGCCCGTGATCACATCAACGAGGCTTTTTCGACTTGGCAGAGACGCTCACAGCACCCATGGACATTGGATATATCTCTCGTGCATTTCCCAGAATGACGTGAAATTACCGTTCAATGAACGGTAATGTTCAGCCTAGATTGGAGTGCGAGACCATGACTGGTCCTTTTGATTTCAAAGACCTACCCCTTGGTATGCCCGTTGTTGGCGTGAATGGCCGACGTGGCAAAATCCTCCAGCACGTTCGACGGAACGTGAGCCATGGGACTCAGGATTCGATCCTGATTGAGTGGGACGAAGACCCGGAGCCTTCCCTGGCTTATTTTTTGGTGTTTACCTGGAAAGACCGCATCACTAATGGCGTGCTCTATCTCATGGAAGCAACGTGATGCACGTCCTCATTGTTGATGATTGGCAATTTCGGCACGACTGGATTCGGGGCGTGTTCGCGCAAGGCGGCGTCATCGACATCACTTTCACAAGCAGGTACTCACCGTCCGAGGTCACTCTGGACGATCTGGACCGGGCCGGGATGATCTTTTTGGATCACGATATGTGCAAGGCCCCAGATGGCGTGGCCTGCCCGAATCCTGTCCGCATCGGCACCAGCACCAACTCGTTGAACGCAGGATGTGGCTGTCTGACAGGCATGGAAATGGTGGAGCGGATTATACACCGTGGTAAACCCATGCGTTGCGTTGTGCATACCGCAAATATCCCTGCCGGTAAGAGGATGACACAGGCGCTTCGCGTTGAAGGACACCGTGCAGTGAACACCCCAGCCATTGATTGCAGCAATTTGCTGCCGTCGACCCTCTTGAAAGAATGGGGCCTCTGAAATGCCTTTGTATGACTTTAAGTGCCCCAAATGCGGGCACACGTTCGAACGGTCGCAGAAGGTCAATGACCAGAACCCCAAGTGTCCAGTCTGCCCAGACACCCAGACCGAGAAGCTAATCTCTCGGTCTAATTTTGTCCTCAAAGGCGGTGGTTGGTACTCGGAAGGATACGGCAAATGAACCCTGCAATTGCGAACTGGCTGTTCCTGTGGGAACACTACATGAATCCTGAGCTATATCTGATCTGCACGGAAGGTCGTGATACGCAGCTTGCATTCAAGGACAACCTCGGGGAAGTACATGCCATCCCGAAATCAGCCGTCCGGTATAACGCGGGGCTGACTCAAAAGTTGGGCATTAAATGGCAAAGTTTGAAGATAGAAACCCAAGCCCCGGAAGACCTGGGCATTCCGTGGGTTTTTGAAGACGGGTTAGGACTGTATTCGGTGCCGGTGACCATCGGCACCCATAAGCACTGGCTGGAAATCCGGGCTGTAGATAGCCTGGATGCCCGCCGATTTGCCCAAGAATGGGCAAAAATTGACATAGGTGACCCCATAGCAATTAACGGCACCATGGATTCGGGACTAGGTTTGGTTAAGGCTGACATGCCCCCATACCGCGAGCACACTTGGATCTGGGGCGATGGTGAACGTAACGCCAAGTGCGCCAGTTGCGGGCACGCTCTCACCAAAGAGGACTTCCGAAACGGAGGGTGCGGCGCATGATCTGCGGCTTGTTGTCAGACCTGCACTACGAGTTCTATGGGCCGGATGGGCACATTACCCTGCCCGAGAAATTGGATGTGCTCATTCTGGCGGGGGATATTGCGACCCCAAAAGGATTACGTGGGGCACTCACGTACTACGCCGAACGTGTGCCGAATGTTCTCTACGTCCCTGGCAACCATGACTTCTATGGCCGAGAAGGAAGCATAGAAGTCGCAAATATCACGGTTTCTCTGCGTGAGAAATATCCGGGCTTCAGGCGCTTGGTCGCAGGAGAGGTCACGGAAATACAGGGGGTCACATTTGCGGGGGACACTCTTTGGTTTGGCGACCCCGACAACCGAAATCACTTGTACGAACATGCGATCCCCGACTTTCGAAGCATTTGGATTGCAGGAAGCCAGACTTCGGCGTGGATTGCACGTCAACATCAAGACGCACAGCAATTTTTTGCCCAGGCGCAGGCCGACGTGTTCGTGACACATCACATGCCGTCAACGGCGCTGATTTCCCATCGGTACAAGAACAGCCCGATCAATCGGTTCTTTGCTTCCGACGTGTTTGCGAAATGCGAGCACCCGCCAAGGGTCTGGTGCTACGGGCACACCCATGAGTATGGGGATCGGAGGATTGATGGCACCCGGTTTCTGTGCAATCCCAGAGGCTACCCCGGGGAGAACCAAGGCCAGTATTCGGTCAAGCTGTTTACGATTAAACCCGACCTTTAAGGCGCTTGGCCGTGCCGAACTGGCATAGCAGTTGTAGATCCTCCTCAGCCTTGCGGATCTGATCACGCAAGGATTCCGCCGTGGCATTCGAAACCATCATTGCCACGGCCAAGCGACCATCGACAATACGCCAGATATGCGTGAGGTACTGATCCATTTCGATGGCAGACCAGTCGTCGTCTTGAGATGATGCTTGACTCATAGTTCCTTCCTGATGAAGCCCATCATGGGGCCTTGTGGGCGATTCGGTGACGTAGCCGCTCGCAAAGAGCCTCGGACTGTTCCAGCCGCTCCAGCATAGCCAAGACCGCCAATACGTCGGACACAGGGATAACGACACGTCGTTTAGCCTCGTCTTCCCAGACAGTGACAGGCGATTCATGTGGCGTGACACCGCGCTGCACCTCGTCCAGTCGGTAAAGCACTCCGTCAACGAAATGGATAACGACACGTCGTTTAGCCTCGTCTTCCCAGACAGTGACAGGCGATTCGTGTGGCGTGACACCGCGCTGCACCTCGTCCAGTCGGTAAAGCACTCCGTCAACGAAATGGGCGTCGTACTCCAGCCAGGACGTACCGGGGCGCACATCTTTCTGATCCTCACAGAGATACGGCGTGTAGAAAGTCACCACACCGTTGCCGAGGATAACCTCGGCACCATCGTTGTGCCTGGATGACCACTCCATCGTCCGGTCAGGCAGCAACCGCACAACTCCGAGGCTATTCCCGCCACGGGGGAAGTGAGATTTGGTTTGCCAACCGGACCCATTCGGCAGGTTGATCTCAGCCGCCAAGGCGGGATCAACCTCGACCCGATCAAACATCCCCATGATTCTTTACTCCTGGTTTGAGAGAGCGATACCGTTCAGAATAGCGGTCATCCAAGGCGGGATTTCCACGTCATCCGAAAGATCGATGTCTTGCAAGTCCGCGCTCATTTGGTCCGCAAGGGACTGCGATTCGAGTACCGCGCCCCAGAAAGAGCTTTCCGTCTTGACGCCGTGCTCTGCCACGAAATCGCGGGCGAAGCCCATGTGCTCCGTGAAACAGTCGGCCATGAATCGGATGTAGAGGGCCGCCCGGATTTCCACGGCATCGGCGAGCCCATCGTCCCCGATGAATCGGAGCCCGCAGATCGCAGCGTCGAGTGCGGCAAGTTCGGCGGGAACGGGTCGGCCGTTTCCCCCGATGATCTCGTCCCCGATTGCGACGTGCAGCGAGTCGAGGAAGGCATCGGGATCATCCCCCCCAATACCATCGGGGGGGATCTCCAGTTGCGCGAGGTAATCCCGCGTGGCGACCAACAAGGGATCGCCAGGGCTCTTTCGGGCAAGCTGTCCTGCAAGTCCCGCGATTCGCGTGTACGATTGACCTTCGGCGATTGCAGTTTCAAGTGCGTTCATCGGGTTCGCCCTTAGCGGAAGGAAAGCAGTTCAATCTCACGGGTTGAAAACTCGGCGTGGGTTGCCCCGAGGCCCTGGGCATAGACCAGGGCTTTGAGCAGATCGATGACCTGCGCGGCACGGTCTTCCCACCACTCCATCAAACCTAGCTCGGCGGCCAGGTAAAACCCCGACTCTCTGGACCGCTGCTGCATGTCTTGAAGCGCCGCTTGGGCGGCGTGATAGGACGGGGCGGGGCGGCGCAGCAACCTGTCGAACCACTTTGGTTCCATGTAACCTTGGATCCAAAGCTCCTTTTCGGCGTGGAGGCGAGCCTGATAGGCCGAAAACGCCAAGTGACACTCTGTCACCGCGTCTTCGATGGGGGTGCTGACCTTCATCAGAGGCCCGCCACTCGGCATGCCATGGCGATCTCCGCGTCGGTTGCCGTTTCGTTGAAGACACGAGACCAGAAGGCCACCCGCGCCGCCGATTCGACCGGATCGTCCGCGTAAAGGCGCTCGTCGAGCACCTTTTCAAGGGCGACCCGCTTCAGCAGCGGGGCCGCGTTGAAGGCGTTCACGTCGCAGCCGAGGCGAAACATCTCAGAGATAGTTTCCATGCTCGCATCCTCCTGGTTGGTGGTATACATCTGCTATGTAAACGTAAAGACGCCCACGTTGGAACCGAATTTCTTTCATGCCGATTATGGGTTCCAAGTGGGCGACATATCCGTTTACAGTACGCCACCGAACACCGCCCCACAACGCGGCCAAAGCCCCAAACGCGGGCAGTGTTCGGTGGCCCTATCCCGTATCCCCCCCCCAAGCCCGAGGGTTCAATGAGCCGCATGAAAGACTTCCTGACCCAGTCTCAGGACAATCCCCCGGGATTGTCCGAGTTGGAGTCCGCCATGGAATATCTCGCCGTTTCGACGGCGAACCTGCGCACCTATGCCGTAGGCATCGGCCTAAAAGGCGCACGTTCGATCCAAGGCGGCAAAGACGTTCTGGTTGCCCGTTTGCTCGCGCATCGGGCGACCCTTGCCGAGGACGATCCTCGCCTGAAGGCATGGGCACACTTGCTGGTCAACAAGACCTCGACGGCAGTCCCGCCCGTCAAGGCCAAGGTCAAAGCCATTCCGACGCCGGATTTCTCACAGGTCAATCTGGACGCTCTGCGTATCTACGCCACGCGAGTCGGCATCAAGAACGTTCGGGAGATCCGTGGTGGGAAAGAGGCGCTGATTGAAGCCCTGCTTGCCAAGAGGGCCGAATCGACGGACCCGTGGCCAAGCCTTGACGGGGGCGCAACAAGCCTTGACGGGGGCGCAAGTAGTACCGTGTTCAAAGTGGATATGTCCACGCAGGATGGTGTCCTGCGGACGTTGATCAAGGGCATCGGATCATTGCCCAAGTCGATTCTGGCTGCCGAATTCACGTATATGCTGGAATGGGATAACGTCCCCGAAGGGTGGACGAAGATGGACCTGTTTCGGTACAACCTCCGGTTCTACCCCCATCGTCGGGCACGCTTGGGCACGTACAAGGATCTCCCTGCGGAGATCCGGGACTGCCTCCGCAACGATGCACATCCGATGGTTCGGCGGACGTGTCCGTGATTGAGTGTCCGCTCTGCAACAGGTTGGTCCCCCCGACTCTGCTAGAGGCCCATCATCTGAAAACCCGACGCAAAGACCGTAAGGATACGGAAGACCTTTGCGGCCTTTGCCACCGTCAAGTTCATGTGCTGTTTCGAGACGCGGACTTGCGTGACCCGACCAAGAACCTGGACACGGTAGATGGCATCCTCGCCAATCCCGACTTTCAACGGTTTCTACTTTTCGTCCGGAAACAAGATCCTAACACGTCCATCACCGTGCGGGAATCCGCACGGAAACGCAGAAGGCGATGAACTCACATGAAGCACCAAATCACATTGAACGATGTCGAAATCGCTGTGGGGGATCATCCATCGTTCGCCCGCCGTGATTTCAATGCCCCTGACGGCACGCCTTTGGTGCTATTCAACTACATCTACGGCTATCCTGCGCTGTTCAACGAAGACCTAACGGGCTCCCGCATCGAATGTCGTGGGATCATTTTCAACAAGGTGACGGGCGCGGTGTTTAACCGCCCGTACCACAAATTCTTCAATGCGGGTGAGGTTCCGGGGACGTCCCTGGCTGAAATAGATTTGTCCCGGCCGCACGTCATCCTTGAAAAGCTGGACGGATCCATGGTCCGGCCCATCTGGTTTGACGTTGACGGGAATGTTGTTTTTGGCACTCGCATGGGGGCTACGGATGTTGCGGCTCAGGCAACCGAATTCGCAAAGTCGCATCCCGAATATGCTGCCTTCTGCCAGTTGTGCCTGAGCACTCTCGGATGCACACCGATCTTTGAGTGGTGTAGCCTGCAAAACCGGGTGGTAATCGAACATCCGATTGACCGACTGGTACTGACTGCCATGCGGCATTTGGGGACCGGCCAGTACATGCATCACAAGACCATGACCGGATTTGCTGGTCGCGCGGGCATCGAATGCGTTTTGGCTTTTGATCTCAACACGGAAGATCGCACAGCGTTCGGGACCTACGTGCGCGGACTCTCCAACATGGAAGGATTCGTCATCAGATTTGAGGACGACCTCGAACCTTCCATGGTCAAGGTCAAGGCCGATGAGTATTGCTTGCGGCACAAGACCCTAGGCATTCTACGAAGCGAATCTTGTATCCTGGAAACGATCCTTGACGGTTTGCTGGACGATGCCAAGGGGCGGCTCAATGCCTCGGATTTAGCTCGGGTCGAGGGATTCGAGGCTGCGTTTTACGATGCGTTGTCGGCACGGGCACGAGAATGCCTGATCTTGATCAATCAGGGTCGTGGCATGGCCCGTAAAGACTACGCCATTCAAGTTGTCGGATCGCATGGCGCCCGTGGGGCATTGTTCAGCCTCTTTGACCAAGATGTGACCTTGGAGAAGGTCACCGATACGCTCCTTGAATTGGTCAAAAAACCAGGCACGAAAAACGATCCCGACAAGGTCCGAAGGATTCTAGGCGCACATGATTTGATCTGGAACGTTGGCCGCAAGGTTTCAACAGGGGATGAGTGACATCCCATTCCCCGTAATGCCATGTGCGATTTTAAGGACTAGAGGGAATATGTTGGTTAATTTTGAGAAGATGCGGATTTGCGAGAAATGCACCGGCGTCCTCGATGATGAGGACGCTCCAGGTTCTAAGCAGAACCCGAAAATCCACGACAACCCTGACGTGTGCATCGAAGCCTTGCGGTCCTTTCTGGACCTATCCCATAAGCAGTCTACTCTCCTGGATGAAGAGGTCGACGCTATTCGGGAACTTTTGGCAATCCCGGAAAATGCGCCGAACGAGGCGATCTTGGCCAAGATCGAAACCTTGCAGCGACCTTCGGCAGCCCTGAAAGAACTGATGTCCAAAATCGACAGCATGGAGCTTGCCATGTGGCGAATCCACAAGCTGCTCAAGCCCATGCGGAAATCCGAGATTGGCAGGAAGGCCGATGATCTGGTTTGCGCAGCCCTTCAGGTGGAACCATGACTCGGCGGCAGCGTGCTCGTCGATGGTCTTTTGTGGCCGATGCTTGGGTTATGTCCCTCGGGGGCGACACAGCTTTTATTGTCGCGCCGTATATGGGCGCGTGGTGCGTCGAAATCTGGATTGGGGCTAATCAGGCAGCCTTCCATTCGGGTCTGACCCGACGTGAGGCTTTCAAGATTGCTAGTGCGATCCGTCAATCCTGGGCCTACCAAGATAGGCAAGCACGATGCAAGAGGTGACCTTGCGGGCGTATCTTGACGCCCGGCAAATCGAATACAACGGAGCACCTATCTATGATGGTGTTTACGTGGTCGAACTGCATGCCGAAGCCCTATGCACGGAAGTCACGCTGGCGTCTAAATCTCTTGGGCGGGTCTACCTTTTTGGTGGCGTGTTACGGGACACGTCCCACATTTTGCGGCATTCTAAATTGGAAGTGCCCTAGGTTAGAGTAAACCATGCGACTTGTGCTTGATCTTGAGGACTTGTCGGCCCCACCGTTGGCCGATTGCCTCGAACATCTCCTTTGCGGGGAGCGGGACTACATCAAGCTTTGGCAAGTGCTTAAATTGCCATACCGGGCTGGACTAGAACTATTGGGACACGCAGCAAGCGTCCAGATTAACGCCGTAGGTCGGTCCTACACTCTGAAGGATCGGTATGGGGATGAGCCGGATCAGGCAATGCCGACACTACGGCTCATCGTTGGATCAGAAGGCGCTGTGCCGCAAATGCACGCCGTCCGTGTGACATTGCCCGAACCGTTTGAGGGAGTCCGTATTATCGGACTATCCAGGTCGCTGGACAAGTTCACACTTTACAATTCCAACTGGAAGCCTTGGTTTGAAGTCCCGCTACGAGTTGGATTCAGGCTGTTGCTCGCGCAAAAGGACTGATCTGAAATCAGTCCTTTACGGCAGCATGATCCCAAGCTGGATGGCTTCATCCTTCCAACCCTTCGGGCGTTGGCCGGCGACACCCAAGTAGAGCAACTTGCCTTTCACGGGATTAATGAAGGTCATCGCCGTGTCACGCTGCTGCGCAACGAGACCAAAATACAGTTCGCCCTGTTGATTGAAGGCGAACTTGCCCAGGCTGCCCGTGTAATACACCCGGCTGCGGCTCTCGCCAATCATCGACCCACGATCAACGTAGGACTCAATCTGTTCGGCGCGTGTGGAATCCACCTTCTCGCCTGCACGCAGGTAGACCACCTCAAACAAAACGCCGGACCCTGTCGCGTTCTCGACGACAACCGACTTGGGCGTGTACCGATAAAGGCCCGTTGCCTTACCGCTGGCGAAACCATTGAACAGGGCAGTCTGGCCAGTCAAGTCATCGCTGAATGACGCCACATCGCCCTTGTGGAAAGCCAAAAGCAGGCCATCTGCCGTCACGTCTGTGATCGTAGCGACCTTGCCGTTGAAGCGGTCGCAAGCGTCCACATTCATTGGGTTTGTGTTCTTGCTTGCGTCCACACTGACCAACTCGCCCTTACCCAAAGGCCCCGTCTTGCGTGTGCTCTCACCAGGGGCCGCAGGCTGCGAAGGTTCACGCTTTGCCTTGGCCTCCAAAAATCGCTGCGCGGCGCTTTCGGAGAGCTTGCTGTCCTGCTTTGTGGCGAGTACCCACTCAATAAAATCTTCGGTGTCAGCCGCCAAAGCAGCTTTGTCCAAAGACGCGAATCGATTTCCCTGAAGGAAATCCAGGATCGCATGACGTGAGGCATCACCAACCGGAAGGCTGGCTGCAAGACGGATGAGGATTGCGCGGTCTGACATCTCAAAACTCCTGTGCATTGCGGTCAAGGCTATTTGTTAGCCACGTTAATAAACCGTGCGGCAATGCGTTGTGCGCTTGCCGTTTTCTCCTGGACCTGGAGCGTCCGGGCTCCAGGAGCAAGTATAAATCGAATCTCGCCACCATCGTCTGTACGCAGGATATTGATCCCGCCCGGCTGATCCGCAAGGATCAATTCCGTGACCCGTGAATAGATCACAGGGATTTTTGACGGGTCGTTTTCCATGCCGGACGACGCTTCGATGTTTCTTTTGGACATGCCGGAACAGATGCTATAAACGAGTTAATCCAGTAGCTTGAACAACTCTTTGATTCCGCGTTTCCACTTGCCAGGAGCATCCCGCCTCCACGCTTTGAAGGCTGGAGATTGCTGCGGAGGGATCTGGCCCATTGAAGCGGGCCACCGGGGCAAGACCCCCACAAACCAGTCAATATAGATGCGTTGTTCTTCACGGGTTGCTTGGCGTCGATAACGCCGATCCAAGTCTCGAAGTCCGACTTTTGCCGTGTCAATTGCATCTTTCAAGTCCGTGAAAAACTCAACGTCGTCCAGGGCGTGAGTTTCAAGCGCATTCGGGCTTCTAACTCCGGGACCTTGGAGTTGGATATGCTTCGGTGTCGAAATGTTTTTTGGGGGCATTCCCGGCACATGCAGTCGGACTCCCGATTTGAAGTCTGCATAGTCCACATTTGTCACGGATTCACGAAGGATGGACTGCGCCACATGAGTCATTTCATGGTAGATCGTGCTCAAAATCCGGTCTTCCGCCTGGACAAGAGGGATATAGAGCACCAACTCTCTCGCTATGGGAGACCAATGTCCCCCTGTGGCATTAGGTGGTGCCATCTCACCATCCATGAGGATGACTGTGATATTGCGCCATCCATATCTGGATTCTGTCTGCTGTTCACGTAAGCTGTTTAGCAATTCAGCGCGTGTAATCCCAGTCTCCGCAAGGAGCTTGGACTTCGTGGCCTTCAGAGCGTCCCAGATCGCAGCGTCCCCGTACTTCCAGCCCGTCAGATCCACCGGGAAAGTCTTTTTTGCTTTGCCGTCACGCACGGATACCGCGTCCGGTGTAACACTTGGCCGAACGGTTGCGATATCACGCTCCAAGTCGTTCTCGACCTCGCGGTCAAGCCGCTCAATTGCACAGCGGTATCGAACCTTGCTGAGCATGGCTTGAAGTGCCGGAATCAACGATGCGCGTTTGGCGTCGTCTAGCTTTTGAAAGTGTGCCGCTTCCGGTTCTTGGGCGACGCCATAGCCGAAGACGCCCAAGGTGAGTGAGAACAACTCTTTTGCGGCCGACAACAGTTCTCGGGACTTGCCACTAGGCAGGAGCCCCTCCAGCCGCGAAGCCGCACGTTCTAGCTCACTGAGTCGTGTGAGATACCGGCCTCTGGATTCCAGATGGGATTGGAGCTTACGCTCCAACTTATCTATTTTGGTTGCTGCGATACAGCCAAGCACCCATTCTCGAATGCTGGTCAGCATTACAGGAGGTGGCTGTATCAAACCAGCTTTCAAAAAACGTGCGGCTACTTTGAAAGGCGATGCTTGATGCTGCATGGTACAGCATCGATGGGATAATCGAGCTAGTGTCAGTCCTCGTACTCTTGCCGAGCAAGGACGAGAAGCCCATTAGCCACAGCATTGAGCGGATCACTGGCGGCCCGTATCTCGCTGATCTGGATCGGAAACCGCTTCTTTTTGCGGTCAAAGACTTTCTGGAAAAGGGCCAGAAAACCACCGGCCATAGATGTCCCACCCGAGACGATAATCGGGATTTCACGGGGCAGCGCGAACTTCTCCCGATTGCGGTCAAACTCTCGTGCGATTTGGTCGATCACGTATTCGATCAGGCTCTTGTAGTAGAGTACCAGAGCCTCTTCCTCACGGTTCTTAGGCGCCATGAGGTCGATCCCCCGCTCTTTGATTGCGCAGATGCGGGATGCCGTTGATCCGACTGCTTTGGCAGCGCCAGCATCCAGCCAATCACCACCCTTGGCGCAAGAGAAAGCCATGCCCTCGACGCCATTGATGGCGAGCGCGATATTGGTCATGCCAGATCCGAAGCTCGCACCGATGGCAGTGAAGTTCTCTTTTGCTGCCTCCGAGAAGATGATTGCCATGGCTTCGTTTGTTGCCACAGCGTCATAGCCGCACTCAGTCACAATACGTTCCAGCACGCCCCGGTGATAGACGACATCACGAGCTTCGTCAACTGGAGCCGCAGGCACACAAAAGTAACAAATCTCATTGGGTTCCTTCGGCGGACCTAAAACCCCTTTGACAATGACGCCGAGGACTTTTAGAGCGTCAATTTCACCGGCTGCAATCAAGCCCCGGGACAGCGGACGCCGCAATTCCCTTCCGAAGACCGTTGCCATCTCCATGGCAGCGTCCCCAATGACAACAATGCCTTCGTCGCCTTGGTCGATAAAATCGACACCAGAGAGCTTGAGCATTTTCTTCGCCCCAGCTTCCAGATCGATAAAGGCATCTCGAATCCGGGCCGTTTTGATTTGGCCGTCATCGGACATGCGTGCAGACACGACATTCATTGTCCCGATGTCTGCGCCGATGCCCCGAGAAACAGTGTTACTCTTCGCCATGGTCTTGCTTCTTTACTCGCTTGGGTCGATTGACAGATTTGAGCGCCTTCGCTGCATCATGCAGGCTCGCCGCATCGGAAACACCAGCAGTCGTCTTGATCTCTACAGGTGCATCCCCAACAATATTTGTTGGTATATACACTGGATCTGTGTGCATCAAGTCGTCCCTGTTGGCGTTGATAGACGCACTGCCGGGTGCTGCTAATCTTGCCCGTGAAAGGGCGCTTTCAACGGCTCGCTCAATCATGGCTTCAAGGGCGGCAGGCTGGGCGGCTTGTTGTGACGCCACGGCCACGGCAACTGCTGCGGCTATCTTGTCCACATCCACGGAAGGAGCCTGTGGGGTTGGCTTTGGTGCGTGTGACAAAGGCTGACTCGAAGGCCGGGATTGCACGACAGAATGTACACTCGGCTTTGTTGCGATTGTTGCCATTTTTGTCTCATCACTCCGCCTATAAGATACCCGAATGTGACCCGTTTGCATAAGCGTGGTCATACAAAGCGAGTTTCGGGCTCGGACCTCATCTATCAGATGTGTCTCTCCCAATCGCACAGTGACATCCAAGTCCGGGATGTGGACTGGAAGCACCCGACCATATCCAAGTGTGATTTGAATTTGTTTCATTTTTCGAGTGTCATGCAGACAAAGTCTCCGCCCGCTTCTTCAAGAAGCCAGCTTATAGCTTTGTCTGTCCCTTTATCGAGTCCCCGTTGGAGAAATGTATACCTCAAAAATCCTGGATGAATCCAGGCGGAACCCCGGTCCAACGGAGCCATTCGCATAATCGTGATGCCAGTTGAGGTGATCATCGGGACTACGGTCACGCCTTCGGCTTGCGTAAGCCACGTCATCGGATAGGGGCCACGACCCTCGATGTGCTGCTCAAACATAGGCCAGCTTGATAGCACTTCGACCTCATTACGTTCGATCTTGTAGCTGAACGAATCCAGGAATTCACTCGTTCGGGGCAAGCTCACAGGTTTCCCTTGGCTTTTTGACACCGCCCCTACTTTGGCCATGTCCAGCGCAGCTTCTTTCTTCACCGCATCAAGGATGATCTTCGCCGCGACTTCCATCAGACGTGCGTTCGGGGCATACACACCGCCCCCTATATGCACAAACGACTTCTCCGATTTGGCAGCACGAAGCGGCATCTCTTATCCATTACCGCCATACGTCAGATTTGCAAAAACGGGGGTTCGGCCCCGAATTTCACGCCCGTCCGGCACCTTGGCCACTTCGGTTCCCATCGGGGATGCCTGATAATCATAGCCCACAGGATATGGCGGGGCATCCGCACAGGGCGAATCTTCAGGCCGGGTGTACCGCGTCTCAGGCCATGCCAGCCGTTCCAGATCCGCCATCGGGACTTGATACCTGATGTCCGTCTCAGGCAGGTATCCAATCTGAAATGCCTGCTGCAAAGTCAATCCGCGCACTTGCGTTCTTCTTACAGGCCCAATCGAAAACCGTTCGCCATTTTGTTTAACGATGAAGTCTCGCTGGGACACCATCGGCGTCGGTCCTATCCAGACCTCATAGGTATTCTCCAACCTACGACCATTCGGAGTCTGCGTCACCCGACGCTCGGAATCATCCGGACCAATGATGATATCAATCGGCCCCTCGTAGCCCGCCAGCCATCCCACGCCGTAACATGACCGGCAATCGTTCAAAGGCTGGCCCATGTATTCACGTAAACGGGCATCCCACACACAGGCACAAGGAACCCCGGTAATTTTGCGAATGAACAGCTTTACCCGTTCGCCACCTTGTTCAAGAATGAATCTGTTACGTCGAATTGCCTCACGCCAGATATAATCCAGCGTTTCCGAGTTGAATGGTGTAACAGGCTCGCAGTATTCAAGCGGCGTTTCGATTAGTCCCGATGGCGTTGTACCCGTAGGGTCAATCGCCACTGTCGTCATCCGATAGAAAACCTTGGGGCGTAAATCAGGCCCCATCGTCAAGACGTTCCCACGACCATAGTAGTAATTCACAGTGACCAATGAATTCTCGGTCGGTGTGGGTGGTGTGGACAAATTCTCCGTTGCCGGATTCCAGACCGGCGCCAGATTCAGATCAATCTCGCCTGTTGGGCCGAACACCTCAGCCAGCGGCATCCGCACACCATCAACAAAAACTTCTACATCATTCGATGAATTCGCTGCTATCGCGTTGCCCGTGGCTTTGACCACAGGTCTAAAATGCGTCCGAAAACGCCAAATTGGATCATTGGGGGCGCCCCCACGATAAATCCATGAACCGCTCCACGCGACAACCTCATCGTAGACTCGACGGATATCCGTCCGGTCACGATAGAACAATGTTCCCAGAGGGATCTTGTTAACGCGAATATATGGGCCACGCTCCCCCGTGTCCGACCTGTAAATATTGACTCCGACAATAGTCCAAGCGGAGTTGGATTTCCCCGTGCAAGGGACACCTGACCCACCTGTTGTCTGGCCATTTGATAACGTCAAGGCACTGGAGGTCGTCGTGACCGTGATACCATTCCCCATCGTGCCGTCACGGAATGCAGATAGGACAACCCGATCCCCGTCCACGATGCGCGCCGAAACAAAACCTACAGTGTTCGTGTGGTCGTTGATTGCGGCAGCGATACTGGCCGCCGTATCAAAATTTGTCGGCCCAACACCAAAGTTCATGCCGCCCGCAGTCCTGGTCGGCACCGCAACCAAGACCTGACCGCCAACGGTCAAAGTGCTGGGATCACGGCCCCCTGTGAAAGCCGTGATCGCCAGGTCCAATGAAGATGAGGACATCGCAATCGTATTGCCCTCAGCCCCGGCCAACCCTGCGGTAAGCGTTATCACATTTGCGGCGACAACAGCCGTGGCGATGCCCCATGTTGCCACGCTTCCCAAATTTATCGCCGACACAATGTTCGCTGCGACGGTTGCTCGATCCAAACTCGAACCGTCGAACTCATCAGGGTTGGCCGGGGCTCCCGCAACGCAAGTCAAAACCTCCCCACCAATCGTCAGCGTAGATCCAATCGGCAAAGGGGACGATACGACCGTGATGCCACCGATAGCCGACTGAAGGGTCGCAGGGCTACCTGCGACCGTGATGGTCACCGCAGCCCGCGTAGATGGGTTTGCCGGCCCGGTATTCAGCGTCGCCGGGTCATCCCATCGAAGGTCTACGTCCGTGCCGGTAAATGCCGACATGGCCGTGACGTTAGCTGGTGGGTAAGGCCAATCTTGTGTGGGGTTCCAGGCCATCGTAAAGATGGCCTGAAAATAGCCGGGGTATTAGGCTTAGAACTGCGCAGCTAGACTGGCGTACTGCGCAGGCGTCAGCTTGGTTTTTGCAACTCCAAGCATGTCCCGAAGAACAGAGTCACGGAAAGTGATCAGTTCTTCGGGCATATACCCAAGTTCCTCGTGGATTTTGAGTAGGGCTACAAGAACACGCCACTCTTTACGGAGATTGAGCAATCCCGCAAGCGCCAGAGTCGCTTTTGTATGCTCGTTGTCTTCCGTCAACGCCCCGATATGGGCAATCGTCACGGCAAAGTCACGCTCATTCAACATGGCCAAAATAGTCCTTCGATGATGGTTGCCCTTGGGCATCTGCGCGGCTACGCGGATTAGAGCGCCTCGCGTCAACGCTGCCTCTTTCTTTGTACCACCAAGCCATGTTGGCAGAAAATCCTTCCACGTCTTCTTAGTGGCAGGATGTTCTTCCTTGTATGTTTTGAATTCGATCTTGGCGCTCTCTGTCGCCTTCTCTTTGTCTTTGCCTTCGCCCTTACTCTTGCTCTTGCCTTCAGTCTCTTGAAGCTCCCCCAAAGATGCCGATTGGACCTTTTTGATATCCGATAGAATATCACTCAGCGAGTCATCACCCGCCAGGGTCTCGTACTTCGATTCGTACTTCGTCTTTTGCTTCTTGAGATCCGACAGGTCTGCATTTAGACCCTTCTTCTTCCTCTCGTCTTTCTCATACTTGAGCGAGAAATCAATTCGGTGGATCTCACGGTTCACCTCTTTGAGATACCCCTCCGCATCTTGCAGGGCCTCGAAATTCTTATGCGCCTTTGGATTCGTGCGCTTCAGATTGTCAATCAAGTTGTCCGTGATAACCCCCCGAAGGCGCTTCGTCTCCTTCTTATCGGCCCAATCACGATTCTCCTGCTTTGCTTGTTCCTCTAAATCCTGGTTATGTGCCTTGTCTTCTTTCGGTGGTGAGTACCGAGCGGTGTGGACATGATTTTGTAGTGTGGACATGCTTGTTCCTATTTAGTGTTGGTGTTTCTCTGGCAGCCCTAGAGCATCTGCTAGTTTGTGGAAGTCGCCGTTGTGTGGGTCTCCACCACGAACGGCCAACGCCAAATGGACGCACTCATGTAGGATCACATCCCGCATTGCATCCCGCGTCTTGCAGGCGTCAGGCGATATCGAAATGACGGTGTACGGTCGACGATCACTCGGCTGCTCCGTCAACCCAACGGTCATCGGCAAGAGTCGGATTTTCGACATGCCGATGCTCACACCATTGTTGTAAATTTTCGGGGCGTCTCCAAAAAGCTCCTGCCGCTTCTCGAAAGCTGTTGCCAAGGACTCTGCCAGTAAAGGTCGCAAAAGTTTTGCAGAAACTTGTGCGCGTTTGCTCAGGTTCCCCAACGCCTTCTCCCACGGCAAACCCTTAAACTGTGACGCAATCGTGTGTGCCCACGTAAATACCCGACCCCAATGATCCAAAATTGGCTTTGCATCCGGAGTCGGCTCACGCTCAGGATATATGGCCACTGTCATAGACCAAATGTTGCCGTGGACTCGAACCGCACAGTCCACAACAACACGGCCACCAAGCGGCTCAGGCACCAGAAACTTCCAACCACCATCCGTTACAACAATGTGTGCAGAGGGTGCCACCGTGGCGAGTTCATAGCAGAGCGCCTCCAAACCAGACAAATCCGGCGCCCAATAATCACGTTGCACCTTCCAGTGCGAAAGAGCCTCCCGGATCGCCCGCGTGTAGAGCGTAGGTGCTTGGATGTCCTCTAGTACCTGCCGACCAACAAACACGTCTTTAAGAGGCACCAAGACCGTGCGATTGTTGATTCGGATCTCATAACCCACCGTCTGCCCAAGACGTTTGATGATCCCCGTGATACGGGCACCTTTGCCTACATGGTTGACAAGCTGCCCGCCAGCGAACGGGGATATCTCACAACGCTTGCCGATCTCGTCCCCCGTATGGAGCACGTCCGTTTCGGAGTCCGCCTCTAGTGGCGACTCGCGATCCCCGACAGAAATGCTTGTAGCGATCTTCATGTCCCGTTCCCTGTGGGGGTTGCGCAAGTGTGGCGATACGTCGAGGGCATTAACGCAGAAAGCCCCTGGCGCATATGCGCCAGGGGCTTTCTGATAGGCGGCCTAATGTAGACGGACGGGCAGTTAGAGCAAGGCTCGCATATCATTCGGCGACAAGACTGTCACACCCAGATCCCGCGCCTTCTGCAACTTGGAAGACCCCGAATTGGCATCCTTGGCCACGAGATACGTCAGTCCCTTGCCGACACCGGACTTGACTGAACCTCCCGCATCCTCAAACGCCTTCTCCAAGGTCGCATCCCGAAAACCCGTCAGGCACATGCTCTTGCCGACCATCGGCCCCGTCGTGCTGCGGATATTGATCTTGATCCCCACGTCGAGCAAACGGTCGATCAAACCCCCACGGGCTTCGATGCCTTCAATGAAGGACTTGCCCTTCGTGGGGCCGACACCCGCAATGCCAGCCATGTCTGCCAAAGTCATCGCACGCAGCTTCTCCAGGGTGTCATATCCGGCTTCGACCAGAACCTTGACCATCGACCGACCGAAAAGTGGGATGCCCAACGAACCGACGAACGTGTGCAGATCCAGCCTCATGCAGAGAGACAGGTTAGCGACGGCACGGTCGGCAATCGCTTCGCCCACCACTCGGCCATCGGGCAGTTCCACATTCGCGATCTGTGAAGGGCTCAGTTCATACAGGTCCGCAGGGTCTTGCACAAGACCCTGATCAACAAGGGCGTCAATCAGCCCTTCCCCGACATGCAGGACACCGATCTTGTCCACCCAACGACGAATCCCACCCGCAATCTGCGCGGAACAACCCTCGTTACGACAGACCAGATACTCACCCTCGAAATCCAGATGACTGCCACAGCTTGGGCAGTCGTCGGGATGTGCGAAGAAATCCCCATCATACGACGCAATCACAGACTCGACTGCCGGGATCACGTCGTTTCGTCGAGACACCATGATCAAGTCACCACTCCGAAGACCTCCCAGGCGACGGATATAGCCTACGTTGTGTAGTGACGCCTGTGAAACATCCGCGCCCGCGAGCCGCACCGTATCGAACATGGCAACGGGTGTCACCCGACCCGTCTTGCCCGTCTGCCAGACCACGTTACGGATTTTCGTCTCTTTCATGTCATGTGGGAACTTGTAGGCAATCGCTCCCTTGGGGCGACCGTCCGTGACACCCAGATCGTCCCGGGTGATGCGGTCATCGACTTCGATCACGAGGCCGTCGATCTCATAGTTCAGAACGGCACGGGCACCTTCACAGTAGCCCTGATAGATGTCATTGATGTGAGTCAGATCGTGGGCAGAACAGTAACCGGGCGTCTTGAACCCGAAACTTCGGGCAAGTTGGAGCACGTCCTGCTTGCTGCCGGTCGCGGCGTCGAATTCGTAGACGTAGATCGTCAGATACTCGCATCCAGTCCCGTCATGGCGTTTCATGGTCCCGTTGGCCGTGTTTCGCGGATTCTTCGCCCCGGCAAAGTGACGCTTGAACGCCGAGAGCGTCAACATGATCTCCCCACGGATCCAGCCCGTGTACGGGGCGTTGATCGTCTTCGGGAAATCCATACGCATGACATTGCGAGTGATATCCTCGCCCGTTTCGCCGTCGCCGCGAGTCAACGCCTGCCGAAATACGCCGTTCTCGTAGAACAGGGCGACCGATGCCCCGTCCATCTTCTCCATGACGGTGTAGCCCTTGGCAGGGGCGTTCTTCAACCATGCGGCGACCTCGCCCACTTCCTGGGCCTTGGCCAGACTGCCCATCGCGCACTTGTGCGCGACCTTGTTCCAGCCTCCGGTGGGCGGGGCGCCGACCCGCGCAAGTAACGGGTGGTTCGGGTCTAGACCCCGAAGTGTATCCTCCAGGGCATCGTAGACGGCATCTTCGATCATGGGCGTGCCGTTGTAGTAGGCATCGCGATACATCTGAATTCGTGCGGCGATGGTTTCGATGGTATCCATGAATTTCATCACGCGCAAGCCTGCGCGAGGTCAGGGTACTGCTTTGCCAGACTCCGTGCGGTGTCGAGGGGGATCCTCACGACCACACGCCCCGATTCGTCGAGGGCATCGACCGGCGTTCCATTATCGGAAAACAAGAGCTTCACGATGTTGCAGAATGGGGCGCCCATGCCCGCCAGCGGCTTCATGTGTGAAGCGGTGGTGACGGGGGTAGGGGTAAAGAAGGTGTATCCCTTGAACAGCTTTTCGTTCAAGACCTTCATGGCCTCGCTGTAGGTCTTGGTCACCGGGGTAGACCGACCCATCGAATGAGCGGCGCCGAAGTTGATCTCTACCCGTCCCGTCCCCGTCCCCGACATAGACCACCACTTGTCCGAGTGGCCGGACAGGTTCTTCTCATTCGGACCCTTATAGGTCAGGGTGAGGGTCCACTTCTTGCCGAATTCGGCACTGCGGATCAGGGTTCCGATATCGTGGCAACGGACAGTGGTCATGGGCTGCTCCTATGTGGCGTTTCTGAAAGACAAACGCTAACAGGAGCCCGCTAGAATCGACTTTCTGCATGTCGAAAATCAGTTCTAGCCGCTTATGATACGCGGAACCCAGCCACACCGATTGTCCCTGATGAAATGAAAGGCCGCCCCGTGAATGAATCAATCACACCGTCAGTGAGCACACCGCCGACATTCGGCGTCGGTGTCCGAACAACCGTGCTCAGACTGGTGATTGTCACGTTTGAGCTATTAATAGTAACCCCAAGTGTGGCGGCAATTGCCGCCCTGCCTTTCGTCGCAGCCAATGTGAGGTTTCCGAGGTTTGCTTCTAGTTCCGCACCGCCCCCAACTAGCGGGGATCTTAACGTGAGTGCTTGATTTAGCAGGGGCGGGCCTGCGCTCAACTGGACACCATCCGCTGGAAAATCTGGGCTTCCCATTTCCAGTGGATTCGCGGTACCTACGACGAAACCACCCACACCTACACTGGTCCTCAGAGATCCAATGTAGATGGTCTGCTTCAAGTCCCCCATGACCACAGTGTAGTCGTCTACGGTGCCGCCAGCGAACCCAGTCGCAGCATTTGCCGCGAAGGTAGTGCTGCGACTAGGACCGTTTGTGGGTAAGCCATTCTTCGGCCCACCAAAGATGATGTTGGCCGCCCCCGAAATCGAGGCATTAAGGGTGTTCGTGACAAGGCTCGTGCTATCTCCTGACTGGAGATTGAGTGCCGTATTCGCAGTTGCGGATATCGTGTTGGATTCAGTCAGGACGATGTTTGGGCCTGTGATCTTAACACGGGAGGCACCGGCAATGGATACGCCGGTCGCGCTCATAACCCGAATCGAATCCACGCCATCGCCATTTGTGCTGGAGCCACCGCCAACAATTTCGACGGCACCACTGAGCGACTGGACTACAATGCCAACGTTATCGGCAGATCGGGGCTTTGACCAATTGACTAGGGATACCGTGCCCTCGGCATTCACGGATAGACTGTGGCCATCATCATCCGTCCCAAGTTCTGAATTCAAGCCAGAACCAAAATATTCCTGGTGGCTCTTAGAGCCCTTGCCCGGAAAATAGGTCTTGAGCGTGCCGCCCTTGGTGATCGCCATGAATGCCGAGGGGGCGTGGGTGTCTACAGGGTTGCGTACTCGGATCAGAAATGCGGCGTGATCCGTGGTTGGGTCGTCAGCCGTTGCAGGTACGATGGCAGCGGATACCTTCCCATCTTTCGTGAAGACTACAGGCTTCAACGGATGGGCATACGAATCACGGTCGCCAGTAGGGTCGTTTCCTACGGCCGTGCCCAGGACAAATTCAACCATGGGCGCGTTTTGGGATCGGTTCGTAGAGTCGATCCCTTCGCTTGGTGGTGCTGGCAATAGGCGGTCGATGTCCACGCCGTCCGTTTGTTCTGTAACGGGCAGCGTACCATCTGTGGTGTGGGCGACCTCGATTCGGTATTCGGAGTAGGTTTGTCCTGTGCCGACCCCATTCACAGTGCTCTCGACACGATGAATGGATTTGCCTCCATAGACGACTTCTGGGACGACAAGCCCGTCTACAGCGTTCCCATCCCCATCTACAAAAAGACCGCGTGTCAGGATGTCTTGGGGGTTTACAAAATTCGGTAGGTTCGGCAGGTTCGCGAAAACGGGTTCGACGTTGAGTCCAAGGTTGTCAGTAGTGCTACTTGTTAATTCAGCGGGCTCCAGTGGGATGCCATTCGCATCCACTTGACGATCAGCGGACCAATCGGTCCCGTCTGAAAGCATCTGTGTGGGCAAAAATGTAGCATCTCGCTGCACCATGCCGCCGTAAATCCGAAAGCCCGCTCCTGCATGAAACTGTTGAAGCGTTCGCAGCACGAATGCTTGATCTTGATCTCGCAGGACCATTTCATTACCGCGACGATTCATCAACGTCACGGATTCGTCGAGCAATAAATCCGCCCCCTGCGAGGATGAACCCGCCACGTTCCCCGCTTCAAGCAGCATGGCCTTATGCCTACGGCGACCAACGATGCCCTTTAGATTCTCTTGGATCTCTGGGGTCATGGCGAGGTCGTTTTGGCCCATGAACTGCGTCATAAGCCAGTCGTAGCCTGCGGATGCACCTGGGATGATCCACGACAGGATCAAAGCCGTTCGAGATTTTTTGGATTCCTCATAGGTGTAGCCAATAACGGCGATGTCTGCGACTTCAGGCAAAGATCCCAGGAAATGCCGAGCCCCACCACCTGGAAAGGGCAGGACTACATCACGATAGATATAGGACTTCCCTGTGAGCGAAATCAGGTCCACGACTCGTTTGCGGGGGTCCACACGCAACACCTTGGCAAACCCAAGCGGAAAAGTGTTGCCGTCTTCATGTGACTGCCCCGTTTGGATAGACTGCGGGTTGAAATCCGTCCGGATGCGACCTGTTGGGATCCTGTCGGTCATAGCTTGTCCTTCAGCCGTTTCAGGGCGTCACTCGCACGATCTGTTACTTGATCAACACCCGTCTTTGCGGCACCTACTGCGGACTTGATCCGGTCGAATTGTGCGCCATAGTTCGGAGCACTGTCCCCAGCAACACCCGCCAGGGCATCTTTGGACTGCTTCCAAAGCACACCCGTCTCCAATATTTGCTTCTGAACCGCAGTCACGATGCCCACATCCCCAAAGGCACCCTCGACGCTGATCTCCATCAAGAAGGCCGCATCGGCGCCCTTGCACGCACATGCACCTTGATTATCGACCGTGAGCGTTGCCAACCCAGCAACGGCACCAGCACCAGTCTCAGACTGATACAAGTCTTCCGTGGTGATTGGTTTGTTCCGGGCCAACACCTGACCCCGCGCAAGACGTGTCCGGTCAATGATGATTTTGAGTTTACCTCCGCTCTCAACACCCGCTGCTGCCAAGGCTGCCTTTTCTGAAGCCTTCAAACCCTTGAACGCAGTCACGGCCTCAACGCCATTATTCCTGATCGCCACCAAGGCGTTCTCAGTTCTCTGCAAACTCTCCGGATTCGCTATCGCAAACAGACCATCGAAGACCGTATATTGATCCGTCACGGTCATATCCCGACCATAGGGCATACCACCGTAGACCTCGTAGCCGTGCTTGTCCGACACAGGGAATACAGGGGCGTAGACTTTTTTTGAGGACGCTTGCTTCACGGTCTTTTTCACAGCGTTCTGACTCGGAGTGCGACTCGGAACCTCCATGAAAGCCTCAAATTCGGACTTTGCCCCCATGAGCGCCTCTATGACATTTGCATTTGCGATTACCTGATTTGGGCCATCTGCAAATAGATTTTTTGTGGCCACCGTGAATTGTGAAACGACCTTGGCCCAAGGCATAGCCAGCTTCTCTGCAATCGCCTGTCTGCCCTTGGCATCCGACTTGTACGTCTTCGTCACGGGATACGCCCCGTTAATACTGTTAGCCGCCAGCATTCGATCCAGACTCGCAAGTGCGGTCTTCATCTGCGAGTATGGGGTCGATGACTGCCCTGCCAGGGGTGTACCTACCGGGCCAGTTATCTGTATCTGGGCTGTGTCGGGAATCTGCTCTATAAAGGCCGCATACATGGCGTCAAATGCACTGTTGATAAATTCCCATCCATCATTGAAAAGGGCCTTGATTACCGTGTTCGGTTGGATGTCGGCGGCGTATTCCACCAACCTTGTGGCTGTGGCCTTCGCCAATGCCGTTGCGTCTATGACCAACCCCACGGCATACAAGTCTCCATTCTCAATGACCTCGCGGGTTGTCGATTGATTGTTGAAGTGTGGGGCAAAAGAGACTTGGTTGACATCCCCAGTCTGCACATCGAAGAAAGTCGCCCCTGCGGTATCCGCAAACATAGCGATCTTGACACCCTTCTGGGGCTCTCTCATCACTAAGCCAACGCCATCATTGGCCTCTACCAGCGTGGGGACTTTCCGGCTCTTGACCGTGTCGTTGGGGCCATTCCCAAGGGCGTCACTCTTCTGAATGCCATCGTCTGTGAATGTGACCGTCTTCGGACCTTGGAATTCCCAAAACTCATGGCTACTGCTGTAGTAGCGATACTCTCCACGAATCTCGTTTCCAGGCGCAAAGAGAGATCGCAGGTTGACGTTCAGGCTGATCCAATTTGACAGTGCTTGCTCGTTGCGTATCGCCGTTGTAGCCCCAAGCGGGCTGTTCTGGAATGCCCGTACCAGATCCACATTGAAGCGAGCAAGCCCTGTGGCGGCCTTCGTCTTTGCATTCTTTTTTTGCTGTGTGATGACGGAAGGCTGCACCAATTCTTGTCGAATCAGTGAGAACTGTGTCAACAGGTCTTCTTTGGAGAAGACCTGTCCTCCCCCAACACCGCTTCCAGATCGCAGTAAGTAATCGCCATTGTCGGTGATCTGGAAAACACCTGGATTCGCATTGACGACGACATCCACGGCACTATCAGTCAGGCTTTGTAGCGGCACACTGGTTATGTCTAAGCGGCTGCTATCCAAAGCCATAATGACGTTTGGAAAGCCAATGACCCGTAGCGGACCACTGGCATTCTCGTTCCCCTGGACATTCTCAGGACGCACAAAAATAGGTTTGGCTGGTAACTGCCCTGGTGCGTCTAGCCGAATATCCCTGAGCTTCGGCAAGCCTTCTTTGCTGGCCTCTACTGGGGGGAGCCATTTGCGACGACGGGCGACCCCGCTGATTCTTGTCGTGCAATCGCCGCCAAAGCTAAAAGAATGGCTGATGCTTTTGGCGTAGTAGAAGCAGTCCAGATGGCTGATATACACGGGGTAGCCCGGTCGCATCTCAGGACGCAATGGGATTGTGATTTCGGCCGAGTTGACTCCAATATTTGCCAAGTCAAGTCGGTTGATCGCAGCAATGAAGATCGATCTGGGATCCGTCAAATAGGTCGTCTCGAACGACCCGCCTTCTCGCCATCCGTATTGGGCCACCAGTCGGAAATCAATGTAGGTTGATCCCACCCCCATCCATTCGTCTGTGCCCGTGCCCTTCCAACCGTAGTGCGTGCCCGTGCCCTTGATCATCGTGGCTTCGGGTTCTGTCGAGGATTCGGAGATGGATATCAAGTCACGGTCTTCAATGACGTACACAGCGTCTTGAGACGTGTCCAAGTTATAGAACGGGGGCTTGAACACGAGATCCCCATCTACGTCTTGGTAAAACTCATAGCCTGTGAGCGATATGACCGCATTGGCAATCTCCAACTTCGACATCATTTCGCTGTTGAAGAAATTGACCTGCGCCATCGTGCCCAGGTCGTTGGCATACACCTGCATCGCCAGCATGTTGATTGCCGTGAGCTTGCCATTGCTGTTCGCCGTAATACTTGCAACCGTGTCACTTCGATGGAAGCCCAAATCCCGCATTGTCTCCTGGAATCTGGCCGTGTTCTCAGGATTGCGCGTTGTCGAGTTGATCTTCCCCCCAATGTTCTTGATAATCCGGGTGACCTTGTTCTGGTCTCCTGACTGGAAAATCCCCAGGTATGCCTGATCGAACATCGTGAACAGGTTCCCATCGACACCGTACATGCGCAGATGTCCGAGACCCCTTTGTTGGATCACACTCTGATATTCAGCGGCGTGCTTGAACAGATTGCCCCGAGCGTCCTTGAAGTTCGTCTTTTGGGATAGCTTATATTCGACACCGAAGGCCGCACCGAAACCCGCACGGCATAGCGTATAAATGATCGCAAAAGGGCTCAGACGCATGAGCGAATGGCCCTCCAAGTCTACGAACACACCCGAGTTGTCTGGACGCGGACCAAATACGGCACCATTTGCCGATAGATACAAGTGCTGCCACAAATGCAAAATGTCTGCACAAGACAAACTCGCAGAGTAAAACCCCCCACTGAACTCGTGTGACACGTCTTTCACGATGCCCCGAAAGACCTGATAATACGGGTACATGGAGACGTCTTTCAGCGGTTCATCTGGGTTCTCATTCTCCACCAGATTTGCACTTGCGAAGTACCCCCGAAACAAGATCACAATCTCAAGACCCGGTTGGAGCAACCAGTTCCCATCAGACCCAAACACCTCTTGCGCGTGTTTCGGAACGACAAGCGATAGTGTCGCCGTTGCGATTGGATTTGTGCTCGTGTCTACCGATATCGACACGATGAATTTTTGCAGTTCTACTCGTCGATTGCATGTCGGGCAGCTATCTATTGACGTCTGCCCATTGACGTAGACAATCGCATCCGGCGTGTGCCGATATACTTCACGGTTCGGCACCCATGTCGGGGAATATGGCCGGTCAAGCAAACCCATAAGGCACCCTATCTTCTATCTTTGAGCAATTCCCAGGGGGTTTGTGCATGATTTGATGCCGGACTTGTCAGACTTGATGTGTTTGCCTGCACCGTTGGAGTCACCGGAGAGATAGAACCTGTCAGCGGATTCACATAGGGCGCTCTCATTGGACCCAATGCCCCGGGTTGTCCAGCACGGTCCACAAGGCGGTCTACAATAAACTCGATCTCCCATTCAATACGATGTGGGGTGTCGACCTTGTAGCTATAGCTGAAGTTCTCCATGTGACCAATGTAGGTGAACTGGTCGTAGTCAATCGCAAGCGCACCGATTGCCAAATGGGCTTGGGTCCTACCCAACGTGTCGTAGAGATACCCGTTGTTCCGATAGAACTGGTACAACGCCGTGAAATTTTGAAACGCTGCTGAATTTCGCTTGGACGCAAACTGAACCCCTGTCGGTGTCGAGGTCTCCGTTGGGTTTCGGACCAGATTGCGAGAGTTCTCCGCAGCGATAAAGGCGCCTGTTGTGCCTGAAAAATTCAGCTTGACCTGTTCCTCGCCCCATCGCTCAAAAACAAAGCCATAGCGTGTCCGGTCGCTGAACTTCTGCACCGAGGCATACGATGTGGACAGGTTTTTTGGGTTGATCAGCAACGTCAGCGGAGGGGCAAGCGCCAGCTTCTCCAGTTGATACCGAATGTCCCTCGCCGTCATCTGGTCAGAAAGAGACGTACTCGTTCGATTCGCACCGTTGGCTTCAAGAATGGCCTTGCCACTCGCGTAATACTGCTCAATAGACGACGGCGGCCCTTTAGGGGCAATGCCGACAACGGGATTGGTGATTCCGACCAGTCCGTACTGTTTTTGAATGCTGTTCGCCTTGTTGTTGTTCGCTTGGATCTCTAGCGCCGCTGCCAGATAACCATCCGGGCTGGGCTTATTTCCCGCAGCCCTGTAACTTGCCAGGTATATGTCTGGCAGCACAAACCGCAACGTGAACGGAGACAGGTTACGGGGTAGAGCCCGAGACCCATCCACAGGAATCCCGTCTTGTTCTTCGAACGAATAGAACAAGGACGGCCCTGCGGTAATGCCGTCATATCGGGAAGCGATGTACCCAGGCTCGACCATTTTTGAACCTCATGCCAACATCGTCCGAGCCGTTGCGTCAGAGGGAGTCTGCGCCACAGGGGATGCCGGGTTATAAATCGTCCGCCAAGTCTGAAGCTCCCGTTCGATGACAAAATCCGTCGTCATCCTGAACATAAAGGGCGAGTCCGACTCTTCGTTTACAGAGAACCCCTGGAACCATCCCAGATAGACACCCTCGTCGAAAATGATCTTGATGATTCCCTGAGAGATAATCTGGCCATTCGTGTCGTAGAGCGAACCGTTGCTATGAAACAGCGCCAGGAAGTCCAGATAACTGTCATACGCCAAGGTCTCACGTCGGGTGCCGCCAGTGAAACCGGGCTCCGTAACGGAACTTAGACCCGTATAAAGGCGCATGAAAGCCCCCGTGGCAGCCTCGAAGGATATCGTCTGCGGGTCGTCTCCCCAATGTTGCTCGACGAATCCACCCTTGGTCTGAATACGTGAGACCTTGCGGGTGTACTTGATGTCCATGGACTGCGGATTGACATGCAGGATCAGACGCCAACCCTCGGGCAACAACGACGTTTCCCGGTCTGGCCCAAGGACATCAAAAATCACAGGTCGTGTGTTTCGGCGTCCCTCATTAAAGACGGGCATGGGTTACCTGCCTCCTGCTGCGGAACGTATCCCTGACTCCTGCAAGACCCGCTTCACGACTTGGTAGACCTTGTTTTCGTCCCCACCATAGATGTTGATGTTGACGACCCCCCCGCCACCGCCCCCGTTGATGGCTTTGTCGATGGCGCCACCGGGCTTGGCTCCGAAGAACTCATCTTTTTTGTTGATGGGGTTGATCGTACCCCTAGCCCCATCGCCTCGATAGATAAAGTCATCGAGATGAAGCCCGGCTGCGTCAAAAATACCCGCCGCTTCAGGGTGCGATTGTAAGTACGTTTGAAGTTTTTCGATTGCGGCCGGATCCCCATACTTAGCAAGGGCAACGCTGGCGGGATCGTTCGTCATCGCGCCAAGCGCCTCAATCGCGCTTTGTCTCTCCGGTGATTTTTCGATTTTTTCTAGGGTAGCTTGTTGTTTTTCGTCGAATCGTTCAGCCTTACGTTCAGCGGCGCTGCGATCAGCAGCATCCTTGATCTGTAACTCTTTGGCT